GTATACCCAAGACCAATCATCCCAACCATAACTCCACATTCCAACAACTTTGTATTTGCCAACTTCTGTGTCGAAGTCATCAACATACTCAATCTTAGGAGTTCTTGCAGTATACCAGTTGTGAGCCATTTTCATGCCGTCTTTGTCAACGAGGAACCATTTGTCTCCTGTAATCCAAGGATTATAAAGATAGGTAAGTCCATCATCCTTGAATACATTGGTTTGGTTTTCTGCGTTAAACGGTTCTTGGTCGGAGCCAACTATTTCTTTTGCTCTCTTGAGGAAGTTAGTCCCTACAATCAAGAGGTTACCTTTGCAGCCCAATAGGTCTCCACGGTCATCTGTAAATTTAGCCATTGCGTTCATAGCTTCTTCTACGCCGTCAGGAGTAAGGTCAGTTGTGCCTATGTTGGATTGGGTTGTATCATCACTCGGTGAATATGGGTGAGATGCAGAACAAAGAGCCACACCATCAGGGCCAAGAATTGCAGAGTTGAAAGCGTTGTTAAAGTCTGACGCACCTTGATATTGGAAAGTCTTGTGTGCAGACAATGCAAGCTTTCGAGTCCTTGACTTGATTTCGTTGAAGTTCTTAAACTGAAGGATTTCTCTTTCAATTTGCAAACCGTTAGAATACTTGATGTGCCTGTAGTCCTTTTCGTATCCTTTGTCGAAGGTGTCATAGTTCACTGAACCATTCCACTCTTGCATTTGACCGACCGCTCCCATACCCAAATGTTCTTCAACACTTCTGTTGGAAGTTTCCATATTAAACATCATAGGTCTGTAGTCGGTTTTCTTTTTCATTTCATTGTCGAATATTTGAGAGATATGTCCCTCAAGTTCGAGAAAGTTTTCTCTAATTATTGCCATGTTTTATCCCTCCTTATTTAGCTGCTGCGTCATTACCGAATTGGCTTAGTCTTGCCATCCAATATGAATACTTTCTTTCGGGGTCAGCGTCAACGAGAATTATTGCTTCTCCGCCTGAAGTGTCAAGGTCTATGTCACAGTTGCCTGAAACCAAATCCCATCCATATTCCCCAATTGCAAGTTTTCCGGGATGAAGAACTGCGGTGTCTCCTGCTGCAAATGCAGATTTTTGAGTTGCGAAAGTAAGCCTTCCTGTAGAACCTGTGGAATCGGTTATGGGAATCATCTCACCAACGAGTGAGGAATCAGCCGCACAAGTTTTGACTTCCAAATAACTTCCAATCCAAAGGTTGTCAGTTTGAGGAAGAAGTCCACTTACCACGAAAGTAGAAGTAGAACCGCCTGTTGCAGTAATAACTGCGGTACTCTTTAGTTTATAAACGGCAGTAGGTGATACGGAAACTTTGATAAGCTCCCCACTTTGTCTGCCATCAGTTGTTCCGTCGTGGTCTTCCATTGCAACTCCAAGCCATGCATGGTCAAAGTCTGTTCCAACTACTGATGCAACACCTGTTCCCGGGGTAAAAAGAACACATTCGCCCTTTTCAACTACACCTGCGCTTGCAATCGGAAGTTCCATTATTTGCGGTGTTTTATTACCGCTAAGGTCTCTTGCCCATTTAAAATATGCCATTATGTGTTACCTCCTTTTTTTCTTTTTCCATATGTTGAGTGCCTTGAGGTCTGTGCCTAATAGTTTCGACAATTCTTTGTCTCGTTGAGTTACTTCATCAAGTTCCTCTTTAGTGGCATCAACGGATTTTAAGTGGTTTCTGTCTTGCACATTTGCAATTGCTGATTTTGTCGCATTTGTTTTAGCTTCACCAATAAGGGAATCTCTGTTCACAAGAAAGTATGCTTCTTCGAGACTCATATGTTTGGCTTTACTTAGGATTTCTTCACCGTTTTCGAGTTTTCGGATGTCATCTACAGTCTTGGCTTCAATGCCATATTTGTCTGACAGTTCCGCTATTTCGGCTTCAATCTTGCCTTTTACTTTTTCTTTTTCATTCTCGAACTCATACTTTTCAAGTTTAGCTTGGAGTTCCCTCATTTCTTTGCTTTGCGACAAGATAAGGTCTACATCTTTCTCTTCGTAGCCTTTATCGAGATACTCTTGTTTCTTTTGCTCAAGGAGTTGTTTCTCATAGGCATTTTGATACTCGGCAAAGTCTTTAAATTCAAAATTGCTTCTTACCCATTCGTCATACTCTTTGAGTTTGGAAGAAGTTTCGTCATATTTACTGTTAAGTTTGTCGTAATTGTACCCCTTTTGAAGGTATGTTTTGCGCTCGCTTACAGGTATCTTGACTTCTTCCTTGTTGTAGGTAATAGTATCAAATTCTTCCTCGGTTGATGTATCCGTGGTAGTTTCTTCAACATTACCGGTAGGCTCTGTAGATTCTGTTGTAGCTTCTACAGTTGTCCCTAATGCTTCTGATAGTCCTTGAGTTGGTGTACTCATATAAATCTCCTTTCTGCCTATGGTTGGGCATATAAATTACACCGGGCGGAGCTTCTCACTCCTGCAGCACCCTTGCGTGGATATTAATGCGCAACTTATTACGCTTTAAAGTTCCACCGTACGAGGGCGGAGTATTTTCTTCCTCTGCGTTTTTATTTCGCCACCGATGTTATAACCATAAAAACTGTTTATAATCTCTTACTTTTGTTGTTTATAGCATTATTTTACCGATTAACTACTGAAATTCTAGGTTTAACGCACCTATGCGAGATAGTAAGATCACCTACTTTCTTAGGTTTTCAAGCATTTCCATTTGTTCATCAGGTGTTGATTGTTGGAAAGCCATGAGTTCCTCTGCCGTCAAGTTTTGCATAAGTTCTGCTACCATGCTTACGGTATCTCCTGTGTTTTCTATCTCCTCCTTCGGTGGTAGTTTCCCTTCTTCTAGTACATAATAAAGATTATCAAATGAAATTACTTGTGCTTTGAACAGTTCCATTCCTATATTCACCCAATAATCTCTGCCTGTAGGTTTGTCAGTTACAACTTTTACTTCAATGTCAAATTCGGGTATAAATCTTTCGGTGCTTGTTCCTTCTTCGGTATCTCTATCCCAATCCTTCATCATATCATCACGAGAAAATTCATTGTATTCTACTTCGTTGTCCTCGCCTGTCATTCTGATTTTACGAGGTTCTGTGTAGAATTGTTCTATCCTCGATATTATAAGCATGGTTTCATCTATCAAGAAGTCTTGAATAATATTCCCTATCCCTTGTGTTCTTGAATCTGACCTCATACCTAATTCACGGATAGACGAGTAAGGCATATTCGCACCTTGAGAAAGTCCTTGCATTACGGGAGTGTTTCCTGTAGAGTTCTCTATCATTCTTTGCGAGTGTTCTTTATAGTTGACTATTGATGTAGGAACTTTAACCCCTGTACGGTCTTTTATAAGGTTTACATTTTTAACAGGAAATAGCATACCACCTTTAGCAGAATTAAGTTCGATATTTCGCTTCTGTGCGTTTGTCATAGCACCTTCATTGAAGTAAGCACCACCTAAACCCTCTTTGCACATTGCTTCCATTTCGACTTCGTCTGCTTTGTTGTGGTTGACTTGTGGAATCATAGCTTGCCTTATTTCACCAAATCCCCATTGGGTTTCATCTTCATGTAGTACTTTGAAAACGAATGGATATAAGCCATCTTCGTAGACATAAGGCTCATATTCTAAATAAGTATCTCCTGCTCTATAGAATCTATGGATTCCGTCAATTTTACCACTTGCCATATCAAGATACTTTTGCTTTTCTATTTCGTTGTCTGAGTTCTCTGCTTTCTCTTTGAACTTCTCTACCCACTTCTTAGGCATTTCATCGGGTTTACCTCTATGCCAATGGGTGTATAAATAAGCCATGTTAGGTTTTGAACCTTCATCGTTATCTTCGTTATCGTCCTCTAGTACATCTTTGTCGAACATATCCTTAAACCATGTTATCTTTTGTCGAGTTCTAATCGTAATATACTCACAATCTTGCAGTCTTTCGTCTAGGTCAAGTATTGCAGGGTCAGGGAAGAAGTCGTTCTTGTCTACTTTCTTAAGTTTGACTTCCCCTATCCACTTATCGGGGCCTTTCCCACCTTCCCAAGTGTTGTCCCATTCTACAGACTCAATAAAGCAACCATAACTAACACCTTGATGAACTATTTTCTTGTACTTTGTTGGGTATCTGTTTCTGTCCCTTATGGAATCTATACAGAACGAAAGACTTCTTGCCATTTCCTCGTCGTCAGGCTCTCTTGCTTGTACTGATGTCTTTGGGTCTATTGCTACTAATGCGTTAACTTTGCCCAAAATAGCAGGGAATATGTGGTTGTTGACGCTCGTTGGTCTACCTTTTGATTCGCTATTGCTCTTGTAAGCAAATGAGGTATGCCATTGATCCCCGGTTTCCATCTTGTATTCATCGTCCCAAGTTGTTTCTATTGCCGTTCTTGCACTCTCTGCGGTGGTCTGTCTATCTTGCCACTTAGTTAAATAGCTATTTTCTTTCTTCATTTAACCACCCCCTAATCATAGAAATTGCCTTCTTCTATCTTTGTTTTCTTCGGTATGATGTTCTCTTGCTTTCCTGCCTTATATCCCACTATAAAGAATGTAAATGATATAAACGCAGTTACTAAAGCTGTTGCTAAATATTCCATTAACCCCACCTCCCACTAAAGCCTTTCATTACTGTGTATGGCGTACCAAATACCTTTGTGACTTCTGCCCCACATTTAGGGCATTTCTTTATGTTCTCGCCTATCTTGTGGGATACTTCTATCACCCCACATTTAGGACACTTGTATTCGTATGTCAATAGAAACTTCCTCCTTCGTTGTAATCGTCAAAATCTTCCTCGGGAAACTCTTTCCACATAGGTAATTCTTCGGCAAGTGAACTTTGTTGACTCGTGGCTGCTTGAGCAATCATATCACTAAAAAGAATATCGTCATGCTTTCCGCTCTCTGCATCTGCTCTGCCGTCCTTGTCAATGAAGGAAAGACATTCACGCAACATATTGATGTCATTGAATAGTTCTATATGTTCGTCTATTAAGGCAATCTGCCTTTCTATAATCAAAGGTCTTGTTGTTCCGTCAGTTTTCCACCCAAAGGCTTTTACCATCTTGCCCTCGTAGTTGTCATATCGTTCTCTATTGTATTGCTTCATGTATTGCCATTCGGTCAATAGCTCTATAGGGAATGTGTTAAAGTTTACCTCTATACTTATAAGGGCTTCGTTGTAATGCATAGCCAATGCCCATATTTGAGAAGTATACTCTTTAGAGTTCAAGGTCTGAAAGTGCAAGGTTGCCACTCGTT